AGATACTTAACGCAAGTGTATTAACATCTGCTGGAAGTGTGCCGTCTATCCTACCAGATAATCTTACTCTAGGACTCATCGGGTCACCTTGTCCCGTGCTGGTAAATTGTTGAGAAACTACAGATGTAAATGTCTGTAGATCGCCAGCATTATCAAGATATGTAACTACTACGGCTCTACCAAGTGCTAAATCAGTTAAGAAATTATATGCTGGAACAGCAAAGTTAACAAACAAGTTAACTTCAATTTGTTCTGCATTACGTTGACTCCAGTCTCTTATTATAGTGTCGTCGGGTAGCGTTATATATGCTGTGAAGTCAATACCAACTGATAAACTATTAGATTCTGTACTTTTTTCCACATTATTAATAGTTACAGGGCCACCAGTATTGGCAGGAATACCTATTGAAGCAGTGCCTGCAACAGTCTGACTGGCATTGGTAATAAGGATACCGTTAATGTCGTTCATTGAATCATTTCTAAATTCAATGTTGCCTGTGCCAATAAATGCTGTGCCTTGGAAAGAACCATCTGGGAAATGTAAGTTTCCGTCGGCTCCTAATATAAAACTTTCATCGCCAGCAGTTAGTTTAATAGCGCCATTAGCTAAAATATTTGAAGGATAATCCGGAAGTTCACTTGCCCCTACATTAGCAGTCCAGCCAGCACCGCCCGGTAACACAACATCATTTAATGTTATTGACAGTATGTAATCTGATAAGCCATGAACAAATGAATTAAAAGTAAATGAGTCGCCCGATGAGTATCCTGGATTGCTAACTGTTGGCCAAATATTAGTAAGTTGTAAAGCGGCAGTACCATCGTGTTCGTATACTACTTGCCCTTCTAATTCCCAAGGCTCATCAGTTAAATCAAGAGACGGTTTACCGATAGTTGGAGTATAATGGGTTGAATCAAATGTCAGTGTAAACACTTGTGATGTTGGTGTTGGTAATGTTAGACCGCCCTGGTAGTCAAACAACCAATACTTGATAACACCATCGACATTAGTACCTATCGTAACATGATTTTGTGTAGCAAGAACACGAGCATAGTTAGAGCCACCGTTTAAGGTTTCATTAACACCTTCTAACATAGCACCAGCATTTGATGTACTGACTTGGAAGTAAGATCCGTTGTTAGGACCTTCTGGTTCTATATAATGTTTAAGTCTGGCAGCGGAGTCGTTTACAGTTAGTGTAGATCCAGCTTCGTCAGTAGCAGTTGTAACACCGTCATCAACTGTTAATCTAATTCTTTTTGCAATAACAATGCCAGTAGTAGCTATTTCAATCTGAGATTCTATTTCAGTTGTTTCTGAGGTAGTTATTCCCGGAAGTTCTTCTGTAATAGTATTACTACTTGACTTGCCAATGATACCGTTAGCAATAGTGAGATTGTCTGGGAATGTTAAACTACGATCTGCTTCATCAAATGTCCATAACGTGCCAGGCCCATTTTGGAAAAGTATGCTTAAACTACCTTTGCCAGTTTCCTCATCTTGTATTAAATGTACCTGCCCGCCGCCTCCTCCTACGATTGTCTCGAGGCCGACAAAATTACTTGCGCTAATTGTTGCGTTAGTGCCGTCTGTTCTTAAACTAAATCCAGTGGTTCCTGGCTCTCCAGAACGAATAAGTTCGCCAAACGGAAATGTCAAGTTACCATCTGTGTCAAGACTGAGTGTATAAGAACCATTAACCAATGCTGTTGGGGCGCCGCCAGCTCCGCCGCCTAATACAGAGTTACCGTTGCTATTGACAATGTCTCCGCCCTCTGGTAATCTTAGTTTACCATCTATACCAAACTCCCAGGTAGACAGGCTTTGAGCACTCCATATTTTCACTGACTTAGTTGGTGAAAGGGAACTTAAAACAAGATTGCCGTCACCGTCATCCGCAATAGTTCCACCCGGAGTAATGAAGCCGCCACGTGAGTCAAATCCCCATGTGAAGCTGTCCACTGTTAGATTTGTTGTTAATACTGTATCTAAACTACCAACCGGTGCAGGTAATCCACCGGCAACAGGACTCCAAGTTATAAGGTCTGTTGATTCATAATAAGTAGCAGGACCAACTCTAAGCCTCCATATGCCACTGATTAGTGTCATAGTTGATCCAAGGATCCCCTCATATAAAGTGTCACTGACTTTAAAAAACGCCTGCGGGCCTTCGAAGCCGCCGGCTGTGAACTGGTTTAATCCAACAGCAACAATACTAGATGTCCCACCCAACGTGCCACCTTCTGGTAGTATTAGATTACCAGTTGTATCAAATTGCCAAGAGTAGTCCCCGTCTAGTGGCTTGATGAACACACTGTTGCCAGATTCAACTGATAAACTTGCAGTTGAAGTCATAGTGGTATCATAAAAAGAAATGTCGCCAGTATTGGCATTACTACCGCCACCGCTTCCTAGTAAACTGTCAACGTCTGTTAGTTGATTAACGTCAAGTGGAATAGTTGGCTTGTTAGTTAAGTCAAGATAGCTACCGCTGAATAGCGTTGGTCTGTGAACTAGGTCAAGATAGCTACCGCTAAACAATGTTGGTCTGTTAGTTAATGATAGATAACTGCCATTAAACAGAGTAGGTTTGTTAGTTAAGTCAGTCCATGATCCTGAGAATGTTGTGTAGCCGGCATCATTTTCTAACTGACTTGTTTGTGTTGGTATTGTTGGTTTATGATCCAACTGTCTATAGTCGTTTGATGTTGCTACTGCTGATAATGTAGGCTTGTTAAGGATACGACTAGCACCACTAGTTGCAGACCAATCTGCTTGAACTCCTGCGCCGCCTGGTGTTGCTATTACTGCCCCATCAACTGTTATTGCTCCCTGACCGTTTACGGACAGCAATTTGCCCCCAATATGTACACCTTCGGGGCCTAACCACAAGGCATGCCATACACGATCAACACCACCTAGATCGTGTTCTCCGCTTGTTGCGGGCCTAACATTACTGTCAATGTTAAGCAGATCAAGCCCTACATAAAGCTCGCTAAAGTTGTCATTTATTTTGCCAAAAGCAACTCGTACAGTATCACCATCTCTACCGTTAGGAGTGCCCAGATTAATCAGTTGTTTTGCCATATTGTGTGTAGCCCCATGCTCGTTACTAGTATTTACCGTAACGATAAATATAATACTATGCCAAGACTAAGCCTTTACCGTCCAGAAAAAAGCAAAGATTTCAAGTTCTTTGACCGCACTATCTATGAAATGTTTCAAGTGGGCGGAGTAGAAGTCCATGTACACAAGTACATTGGGCCCGTAGATCCTACAGATCCATCAAAAGCACTTGGAGAAACAACTATTCAAGATGTGTTATTTTTAGAAAATCGCGATCGCAAGTACGATTTAGACATCTATACACTTCGCGGACACTATCAAACACAGGACATTGACTTTAATCTAAGTCAGTTTGGCTTATTTTTATCTAACGATACTGTGTTTGTCACAGTACATATTAACAACTCTGTAGATTTACTTGGTCGTAAGATCATGCCAGGTGATGTATTTGAACTGCCTAATCTACGTGAAGAATACATTCCTGATATTAACAATCCTCGCAACTTTGCGGCAGCTATTAAAAAGTATTATGTTGTAGAAGATATCAATCGTGCGGCAGAAGGTTTCTCTGCTACTTGGTATCCGCACTTATATAGAGTAAAGTTGAAGCCAATAACTGCTAGCCAGGAATATGCTGATATTCTTAATCAGCCAGCAAATACTGACACCTATGCAGGCGTTTATGATCCAGATAAAACTTATTATCCGGGGCAGACTGTTACATATAACGGACAGATTTATGTGGTTATTTCAGCAGTCGGTCCAGGAGGTACACAACTATCACCGCCTAATCCTGCGGCATGGGCTGTAAGCAATGAAAACACCCTAGCCGATCTAATGAGTACTTACAACATCTCCTTAGATATTAATAATGCCGTGATTGCAGAAGCAGAAAACGATGCTCCGTTGAGCGGCTATGAAACTAGTCAGTACTATACACTAGCTATAGATCCCCTAACTGGTCGTAGTTTATTAAACACAGTTGACGATACTATTGATAACATTGCAGATATTGACGGGACAGCCAGTGATATTAACGCTCCTCCGATCAGAGATGGTTACAAAGGATACTTATTAGAAGATGGGTCTCCACCTAACGGTCCGCTGGCCAGCGATGCACAGTTTGGATTTGGTATTCAGTTTCCAATGGGCCCTGTTAGAGGTGACACATTTCTGCGTACAGACTACTTGCCCAATAGACTATTTTTATGGGACGGATCGCGCTGGGTCAAACAGGAAGATAATGTCAGAATGACTATGACTAATACTGACACACGTCAGACTCTCAAGACCAGCTTCATTAATAATACTGAGATCAGCGGTATTGACAAGGCAGGTTGGGATACTGTCATTGTTGGGGAGGCATTTGATCCTGCAGGTATTACTACTGTATTCACAGCTGGCCTAAATAGTGTAGTCATTGTTACAAGTCTAAACTATAATGCCAACTTCAAAGTTGAAGTTTGGTTAAATGAGTCTAGTCAGGCGCAAAACGTTACTGAACAGAATGTGTCTGGCAAGTTTGGATTTACTATACCCGAAGCAGTTGCAGAAGGTGTTAGAATACGTTACACAGTATTTGCTACCTATGTTGAACAGCGTCAATCAGTTAGCAAAGCACTAAGAAAAATTAAACCCGAGGCGGATATCTAATGCAGTGGTTCTATGATGGTCAAATCCGACGCTATGTTGGACAACTAATCCGCATGTTAAGCGGATACAAATACCAAGACGGTAGTGGTAAACAAATCGTTGTGCCTGTACTTTATGGTGACATGTCGCGTCAAGTTGCTAGTATATTAAACAACAATAGCGAAAACAAGTTGCCAAGCACACCGCGCATTGCTGTTTATATCAGTAATGTGCAGTTAGATCGTAGCCGCCTAAGCGATGCTACGCACGTTAGCAAAGTACATATTCGTGAGCGTGAAAAACTTTATGACAATGCAGGAACATTCCTGGGCTACAGTCAGAATCAAGGTAGCGGTTATACAGTAGAACGCTTAATGCCAACACCATATAAGTTAACTGTTAAAGCAGACATATGGTCTTCTAATACAGATCAAAAACTACAGATCATGGAACAGATCATGATGATGTTTAATCCTAGTTTAGAGATACAAACTACAGATAACTTTGTAGACTGGACTAGTCTAAGCGTAGTTGAGCTAACTGACATTACATTTACAAGTCGCCAAGTTCCGCAGGGAACAGAAAGCGAAATAGACATTGGCACCTTAACACTAGAAACTCCTATTTGGATCAGTCCTCCTAGTAAGGTTAAACGTCTTGGTGTTATTCATGATATTATTATGAATATTCACGATAACGAATACACATTTGAAACACAAGAAACTACTACCATCGGCGGATTTAACATCTTTGTCTACAACGAAGGCGGAAGTTATTATGCAGAACTACTAGATCCAAGTAGCATTGTTCAAGCTCTGCCTGATATTGGTGATGAGTTATGGAAGAAATACGGCCCTAATCTAAACTGGCGTTTGCTTTTAGATCAGTATACTAACTTTAAAGCAGGATCTAGTCAGCTATTCTTAATACAGCCCAACGGCAATGAAGTTATAGGAACTGTGGCACTTAACCCAATAGACGAAACACGCTTATCTATTACATTTGACAAAGACACGTACAATACAAACACAGTTATAGAAGGTCCTGCACGTAGTACTAGCAACTGGGGTACTGTGGATGCTATTGTTAATCCGGAAACTTACAATCCGGGAACACCAGTTGAAGGGTGGCGTGTGCTGTTATTAAATGATATACCTGATGCAACTACAGCATGGTCAAACTTTACAGCGCCTGCAAACAGCATAGTGGAGTTTGACGGTACTAGTTGGTCTGCACTGACTTTACCAGAAGGTATTGTGTATACTACAAACATTCGCACTGGCGTACAATACAAGTACGAAGATGGCGAATGGACTCGTGCATTTGAAGGCGAGTATTCAAAAGGACAGTGGCGCCTGGTAGTTTAAAATAAGTACATACATGTCAGAACAGATTGTATGTAGCGGCGCACTTTTTTACGCTAAATCCACCCGTAGATTCCTACTGCTACAAAAAGCAGAAGGCAAACACGCGGGTACATGGGGCTTAGTAGGCGGCACTAACATCGAAGGTGAGTCAGCTTGGCAGGGACTTCAGCGAGAAGTCCTTGAAGAGATAGGCCAAATGCCCACCATTCTTAAAACGATTCCCCTCGAGACATTTGTATCTAACGATACAGTTTTTAACTTTCACACCTATCTCTGCGTTGTTGATACAGAGTTTGTACCAGTTCTCAGTAACGAACATAAAGGGTGGGCATGGTCTACTATTGATTATGCGCCAAAGCCCCTACACCAAGGACTTCGAAATAGTTTTGGCAACAAGATCATTCGTACTAAACTGCAAACTGTTTTTGACATTATGGAATTAATATGAATACTAAAGAAAATTTTATTGGAATCTATGACAACATACTCACAACAGCTGAGTGTCAAGAAATGATTCGATACTATGACGAAATGGATGCACTAGATTTAGTTATTGATCATAAAAAATACGGCGATACAGGCAAACTAAGTCATAAAAGAAAAGACTCAACTGTGTTTATGTTTGAGGAAGATGTATTTTATCTCAATAGAACACACCATACACTGATAAACTTCTTGCCTAAATTTTGGTCAGCATACGAAGATTATGTTTTAGAATACAGTATTCTAAAAGGAGCAGCCAAGCACGGCATTCGTAGCATTAGGGCACAAAAAACTCCAGTGGGAGGTGGATTTCATGAGTGGCATTTTGAAACAGATACTCACGAAGTTTCATCTAGGATTATAACTTGGATGATATTTCTCAATGATGTTGAGGAAGGTGGAGAAACAGAATTCTTATATTATCCCAAGCGAGTAAAACCAAAAGCCGGAAGATTAGTAATTTGGCCTGCTGGATTTACTCACGCACATCGAGGTAACCCACCAATAAGCAATACAAAATATATATTAACAGGTTGGCTCAACTTGTTAGAGTAACAAAAAAGGACTCCGAAGAGTCCTTTTTCTTAGATTACAAAAGTAATCACGCCTGCCGTTATCAGCATCAGTCCACCCCAGGTACCTAACGCTTTATAGTAGGTACCGAATGGTGTTCCAAAATAACGGTTACCGATCATCACGCATTTGTGAGTCGGACTTAATAGGTAACCGGCAAAGTCGATAGCAAAGAACCATAAGAAATACTCATGTCCAAAGACTTGAGCCATCAATACAGCAATCGCAATAAACTTACCTGAACTACCCATAAAGAAGCTGGCTACTAAACCAATGATGCTGATGATTACCATGCCAACAAAAGTATGCGGGTCAAGCACACTGGTCTTTAACATAGTTTGCCATGCGGCATCATAAGTTTTCATGTAGTTTCCTAACATAATAACTGCACCAACCCAAGCTAATACATCCCAGCGAACATAGGACAATAATTTCTTAATGTTCCATTGTTGACTAATAATGATGTAATACAGGGTTAGGAAACCAAAACAACCAATCATCCACGAACTATTATAGATGTATAAGCCAATGGCCACAAACATCGGTAATACGTTGCGTAAGACTGAGGATAGTTTAAAGTTGCCCGGTGTGATGTTAATTTCGTCGTTGTGTACTTGACTCCAAATGTACCAAGTAATAAACACAAAACTAACAATCAACAAGGGTGCAATCATGCCAAGCCATGCACCATAAGTTAAACCAAATGCCGCAATAGGTAGGATTACTGTTTTCTCAAGCGGTGACCACAAATAATAGTGGTGCGTACTCAAGTAATCAACAATGCCTAACTTCTCACGGCCTGGTCCATCTTTGGGCGCAACTGTATCCAGCAGACCTGCTGACACAGTGACTCGACCTTCGATTGGCAATACTCCGCCAATCGCACTTAGGAGAACTACTACAAACTTGTTGCTACGGAATGTGTTTCTTACATAGGCAAATGCTGGGGCGAATAGAGCGTACTCTTTTGCTAGTCCAGCAGTGATCATAATGAAGAATATCATCCATAGGTATGATATGTTCTTTAAAAGAACGTTTGTAATAAAGTCCATTATCTCTCCTTATCTTAAGACTTATTTTTCTGTGTGTGTGTTAAATGAGATATTGAATGCTAGGACTGTCCTATTTTCAATACCCGTGTACTTAGCACTATGACCCAAGTAAGATGGAAATAATAATAAATCTCCCGGCTCTAGTAGGTGGCAGTGCATAAATTCTTTTTCTAAAAACTCTGTTCCCGGATCGCTATATGTAATAGGAGGAAGAGGACTGTATAACACAGTATACCCATTATGGTTATCAGTAGTCTCTTGTTTAGATTCTAAACAATAAATTCCAGACCAACTTGCATTAAAATGTGTGTGATATGCATTATAATAGTTGTTGCTAGACCAACTCCAAAATTTTGAAAAATGCGGTGTATAGTCTTTGTCCCAGTATTGTTTATTTTTTTCACTAACTACAGAATGTGTAGTTTCTAATATCCATTTTTTTAAATCTATTAGTGCCGGGGAATTTTCTAAAATATTAAAAGCTACTTCAGCATCCCTACCGTCTAATAGTTCAACATTTTCAGCGGCTTGTTTTGCTACTTGAGTAATAGCATTATGATTAGAAAATATTCTATGATTTCTAACTATAGTAGTTGACCAAAGCGATATAGTTTCCATATTAAATTTTAAAATCTATCACTAGTATATTTCTTTCCGACGTACATGGTCTACTAGAATGTGTTAGCCAACCTGGAAATGCTATCCAGTCACCGGGCGACAGTTTAAATATTTCCGCAAAAGGACTAGTCAATGCTACTGCTATTGGGCGAGGATCAAATAATAATATTTCGCCAGTGCCTGATATATTTACGATAGCAGTATAATAGCTGTTAGCATGTATGTGTGGATCTTGGTATCCACCTTGATCATAGCTTACTACCCAACTACTCTTAATAACAGCACCAAGCTGAGCAGTCAACGGAGATATTTTATCTAGTATATAAGACATCCAGACTGCTGCCTTGTCGCCCGGAACAAATACTCGTTGATAACCATTGTGAGTAGTTGATCCGCCAACTGGCTCTGTTATTAGCTTTTCAACTTGAATCCATTTAGTGTAGTCACTGGTTATCAACGGGTCAATATCTATAGACCCCGTGTAGACTGTTGTAGGAAATAATGTACGCTCGATCACTTAAAGTGTGCCTCGTAAGCATCTTTTAGTTTCTTGCGTTGCACTGAGAATGAGAAATTATTTAAAAATCTACGCTTAGTAACCCACAAGTTATCCCAAGATGTTGCATTTCTACAAATCAGTTCGTAAGATTTTTCACTTAGTGGAATAATTTGCGCCATCGGTGTGCCTGCCTTTATGGTATGTAGACCGTTAGTAACATACCATTGTATCTGTAAATTAATTTCAGAACTTAGCCCCGGGTCTAGTATTCCTGGTAGGTGTTCAAACTCAAAAGAGTCTGGATAGCTGACCGGTAATATTAAAAATTTTAATCCTGCTGGTGCTTTTAAGTGCCACGGTGTTGAGATTTTAATGAGAGTCGACATTGCTCCGGGTGGTGTTGGTAGAGATGCGGCCTCACTTGCTTGCGGAGAGACTAGATTGATGCCTCCCATTAATGTTGACAGCTCTTCACTAGGTATAGTCCATTTAAAATTTTGAGGGTCGCCGTTGGTCTCAATAATCACATCCCACGGCATTGTTATATAATACCCCTCCCCTAGTATTTCAAATATACCAGGGCATCTATATAGGTGTGGGAATCTTCCGTAGTCTTTTAATCTAGCGGCGGTTACTTTATACTCTTGTCTAACTCGATTGACCCAGTCTGGCATTTTATTCCGAGCTGGTATTATTGGGAATAGGTCTGCTACACCCTGTACATAACTAAAGAATTCGATTTTTTTCATACTAGTATATTAGCACAAATTTTACAAGTTGTCAACGTTTATCTATAATATCAAACGCTATATTAACTCGATCTACGATTGAAAAATTTGTCTCAACTTCGTGTGGTACCCAACTAGGCCACATGATTAAATCTCTGTCAGAAGGTTTAAATATTGAATCTTCAGTAAATGGTGATTTTTCATTGCAATCACACAGCATATTTGCTGGATTGCTAAATCTTAAATTTCCTGTGTTAGTTGCTCGCAGGTAATACACGCCAGACATGATAGCATCTTTGTGGGAATGGAATACATTTCGACTCATAGGACTGTTTATGTTAGCCCAAAAGAATATTTCAAGATCACTACTGTCTATAGAATATCTATTTTGAGCTTCTTTATACAAACTCATAACAGTTTCCCATAACCAGTCTATGTCTAACTTAGGGTTAGTTACTCTCCAGCAGCCTTCGTTAGATTGGTGAGTTGGAGGTAACGACTCTTTATAGCTGTATAATGCTCGAACTATATCATTGCATTGTTCAGTAGAACCTACTTCCGCTTGTATAAAAAGATCAGCTTGTAGTATTGTTTTTATCATCGTACCATTCTTTTAAAAATTCGTAATGATTTGGAAACATTTCGTTAACTAGTTCAATCCTATGATTTTGATTTTTTACAAAATATTCACAATATTTTTCAAGCTCAGGAGGCAACTTAGACTCAGTGCCCTTATACATCCCGCCGGCGTGTAATACACTAAACCAGTGGCCTACATGGAATCCGCTAGTCTTATCTAAAAACATTCCGGGGTGTAGTGATGGAATAAAGTGATCTAATATTTGTTTTACTGATTCAGGAACATCATTTAGCGTCTGACTTCTAATAGATTTCCAAAATGGTGTATCTGATTTTGAAGAGAAATGATAGTGTACCCAAACAAACGCTAATATTTCTGTTACCATATTCATATAGGAAGTGTTAAGATTTTGTTGGGCCGCGTTGCTCCATATACCGTTATAGTGATTTAATAGATTAGCTAACTGTTCAACTACCTTAGTTGTAAATGTAATGCCTGTTGCTTCTAAAGGTTCAACAAAGCCAGCACTAAGTCCGACAGCAACAACATTTTTATAAGCCACCACTTCATGACTTCCGCACTTCATGGTTAGATGTTTAGCAGGAGCATCAGTATTTCCTATTTTTTTCCTAAGCTCTGCTTCAGCATCTTCTGGGGTTATAAATCGATCGCTGTAGACGTAACCGTTACCAGTTTTCATAAATGTTGGAATAGTAAACATCCAACCTGCATCCATGGCAGTTGCTTTTGTATAAGGGAAGCACTCAGTTTCAGGATTGGTATACGGTGTAGGAATTACCACTGCCTTGTTACATGGCAGAAATCCTTCTATGCTATGAAATTTAACTCCTAAGTTTTTTTCTAATAATAGACTGCTAAATCCAGAACAGTCTATGTATAAGTCAGCAGTATGTACTCGCCCCTCTTCATCAACTAGTCCAGTAATTCCGTTTTGATCTTTATTGACTGTGGTTATCTTTGTATTGAAGTAGCCTATTTTGTCTCCAACAATATTGCGTAAACTATCAAGGATTGCATAGGCATCAAAATGCACAGCACCAAAATCTCTGATTCCTGGAACTGCGTAGTTAGTGTCCAGGCCTGCTAGTTTAGGACTCTTATTTTGTTTGGCCATTTGATATGCAGGTAGGTAGTCAAAAAACTCCTGCGGAGATTTGCTAGCAAAATAATCTACTGTACGTAGTCCGGGACCAATCATAGTGTTTTCTACAAAGTCATTGTCAACAAAAAAGTTTTCTTTGTTCCACCCAACAAACTCTACACCAAGTTTAAAACTAGCTCGACTAGGTTTCATCCATGTGCGAGGATCAATGCCGCAGTCATACAAAAATCTAGCAGTAGCTGGCTGTGTTCCTTCGCCAACTCCTATTGGGCCAAGCTCTGTACTTTCTATTAGAGTAATCTTGATAGAATTTTTAAGATTTTTAACTAGGTATGCGGCGGTTAACCAACCGCTTGTGCCGCCACCAAAGATTACTATTTCTTTAACTTTGTTTATCATTGTTTCTCCATAACCAATATGTAAAGTCCGTTCCACCATTCTTTAGCATTTTCTTCGCTATTGAGCATAAGTTTTTTATAAGTTACCTTTGCTCCTAGTTCCCCTAATACATAGTTTGCACCGTCTACTGGGCCTTCCCAGTTGGCATCATCAAACACTAATACTGCTTCGTTGGCTAGTACAGGGTAATAGTATTGTATTGCATCTACTACAGTTTGTCCGTCATGTGGTCCGTCATAAAACATCATCTGTATTTTATCTGTAATATGTGATAGGTCAACGTTAAACATATCATTGTCAAAATATTTTACAGAAGACAATCCAACATAAGGAGTAATGTTCTTAACAAAATCTTCTCGATTATTAGACGGCAGTTGATCTAACTCATCGTTAGCAGGTTGTAGTTGCGCTGACCAGTTGTCAATAAAATAAGCCTGTAATGGATTATTCTGTAATACCGCCGCGCCAGTGGCTCCTAGAAATGATCCAACTTCTAGATACGACCCTACGCCGCTTGCAATCGAGTTAAGCAGAGTTTGTACACGGATACTAGTAAGTCCGGGAATCTTGTTATTGATTTTAGGAATACCAGAGTTTGCTACACATTCTGCTACGTGCTTAACTAGCGGAGAGTAATCTAATTCAACTTTAGCTTCTTCAATACGATCACAATACTGACATTCCCAGCAGTCAAACTTACAGTTTTTAATTTTCTCTCTCCATACTGTGATCGGTTTGCCTTTTAGATTAGTTTCTTCAACAAAGTTTTCAAAGTTTTCGTGTAGTATTTCTTCACCGGCTACCCATCGATCAACAATCATCATTGTTTCTTCAAGACGTTCATAGTTTTCTCTACCGTGCATTTTAAAAACATCAATGCCCAGATCGTCTAAAAATTCTTCCCAGTCACTTTTCCACACAGGTAAGTTGGCTGTTTTAAGATATACTGCCGGATCTTGTACTTCCCACTTGGGGCAACTTACACGACTGATTGAGTCGTTAAAATATTGAGGCTGATCGCCAGTTCTAGTGTTGTTATACTGAAAATGTTCTACCATCATAGGGCAAGCACCCAAACAGCCTTCATTAGCTAGCAAACTGTATTGAATATCTTTGCCGAGATTTAGTTTGATCCAATCCTTAGCTTCTTTTAATCGGACTAGGGTATCTCGGTCTCGCATTAGATCACGGTCAAGATTAATATAATCGAATCCATATTTTGCTAGATTAACGATCTCAACTGCCGTGCGAACATCACGCAGGATTGTGTTTTTAACAAATAGTTCTGGAAATGCGGCTTTAATCTGTCCAGTCGCCATCCAATGACTGTGAGGAATAGTAGCTATCCTAACACCAGCATCGTATAATGGTTTAAAACTAAAAATAAATGTATCTAAATTTTGTTGTGTAGCAGGAATTTCAATATTATTAAATGTAGCACTAACAGCAATGCCTAGATGCTGTTGTATTGCTAGAGCTGTTTCAATCGCAGACCTTTGATCTTCTTCAAGAATAATAATATCGCCCATGGCATCTTGAACGAATGGCTTGATTCTTGACGTAAAATATACATCCGATATCCAATCTTTATTCTTAGAGAGCCAATTATAAAATATATCAAACTGCTCTCCTGTTAGTTTTGGATTTAGGGGTATGCTGAAGATTTTTCTAGCCATAAAAACAGGTCCTTAAGTAATACTCTTACTTATAAGGACCTGCGGTGGTAAGTCAGTGTTCTTGAAACTTAGATATCAGACGTATCCCTTGGAGCTCCTAGTCTAATCTCTAGGCCAGGTTCACTTAGATCCCACATTGGTGATCCTAACTCTTCGGCAGCTCTTTGATGATTGTGACATTCACATTCAAATCGGTTGTGTAGTAATCTGTGAGCACTTAGTATGTCTGTTAAAGAGTCAATTTCTGCTTGTATTTCTTGACGTTTGGCAGCATACTCTGTACGCTGATCAGCAGTTAATCCTAAATAATGATTATCTAACTCTAAAGACATCATAGTCTTTAAAAACTCAACAGTATTAGCAATGTCATCCTCTGTTAATTTATATAATGTTTTCTTACTTGGGTCAGCGGCTGGATCATCTGATGTGTGATTTGGAAACAAATCATTTGCACCACCGTCCATTAGTCTAAACTTAATATGTCCATCGTATGCTAACATATTAACCGCAGAAAATCTGCTGGCCTTTGCTACTTCGTCTGTTAATACTACAGCTTTTAGTGCAGTTAAATCTACAGTATTTTGATTCTCTGGTGAAATATAACCGACAGTATACATCCAGTTGTCGCCATATCTTTCAACATTGTGAAGGCGAGCATCATCAAGTCTTATTGATTCATAAATTATATACATTAGGTAATTCCTCTCCATTGGAGTTGATATTTTTAGGTGTTTGCTTTTCTAATTCTTTTAAGATATTTTCTTTATCGGCATCGAGTATATTGTTAATAAATGACGCCTTAACTTGGCCGATATATGCAGTTTCGCCTGGCTCAGTTCCTAGTCGCCTTGCTACTTCGTGTCTAATAGCGTCCTGTCGCTTGTCATAGCTTATGTTGTAATGATTAGCTAGACCAATTATCTCAGCTTGTTGTTCAGGTGAACACATTACGATTGCTTCAAGATTTCCTGCCCCAATACGGCCATAGGCGCTTAAATCTAGAGCCGCTTGTCTAGCTAAACGTACTGTCCAATATTGTTTTTCATATTCAGCTTCTTCAGGTTTTCCAAACACTTCTAGTAATGATCGACCGTCGGGTGTCTTGCCTTCGTCGGATGCTAATATAGCTTCAACTAGGTCGGCAATTTCTTGACGCTCTCTATAAACGTCTGCTACTCGTAGTTTAGCTCTAGTAATGTCTTTACTTTTTTTAATCGCTTCGATTAATATAAGTTTCTTTTTAAGTTCGTCAGGTTCTTCTTCTGCATCTCTTAACAATATTTGTTCTTCAGTTTCAAACCTAGCAATGTCATACTCAATAACCTCAATACTATTTTCTCGAGATTTAAGCTCCATTAACCATTGACGTAATTTAGCGTAAGGTGTAAATTGTGCTTCGCCAATAAACCATTGATGTTTAAAACTAGTAGTGCCAAATTCTAAACTGTGAGCGGTCTTTAAAAGAGTTTGCTGATGCTCCGACATCATTGACATGTCAGTTTTAACCTCTTGACTCTGTGGTCCGGAATGAAAATTAATTAAATCAGTAATGTTAGACATGGTAATCCTTAAAGTTATACATTACTAATTTATCAATCTCTATGGAAGCAATGTCCAGAACTGGCTCCCACGTGGCCGCCTGGCTGTAGAGATCCGTTAATTTCTTGTCCGACATCGTTAGAGTGTGTTAGTTTACCAGAACGATTATTTTGGCCGTTACCTACACCGTCATATCCACCAATAGTGTATGTGACTGTTTGAGCAAGTCCGTTATTATCTTCACCCTGTTCACTTACTGGCTTACCAATCTCGCCAACTCTACTGTCAGTACTAGTGCTCATATTAATCTTGTTCAATCGGTTTCCGCCGTTGTAACCGCCAGCAGTAGATCCGTAGCCATAGCCGTTCTTGCCCATAAAGCCTTTTTGCTGTCCGTGACTTGCGTGTGTAGCGGATGCGCCACTCCACGCTTCATTAGCAAAAGTTATTCTATTATTTGCACCGTTGTTATACCAAACAACTCCAATAAATTCTCCGTACATACCGGCACAATGGTCGTTAGACACGCCGTAACTACTCATACTACTAAATGATTCATTACTAAATGTAAACTTGAATGGCGTTCCGCTTCCTTCGCCTGCTGTAAATGATCTAAGTCTGTCGCCAGATATAAGTGTAGCAGTATTTCCGCAACTATAAGGAGGGCCACCAGTACCGTTACTCTTAGCTTCTGTACGCATATTAAAACGTGTAGTGCTTCCGCCTGTCCAAATGTAACCGTATGTGTCGCTACATGATCCCGACTTGTAGTGATAGTTGTCAACTGTGCCGTCGCCTAGGTTTGTTGATGTGTCGTTAGAGTGAGTAGTTCTATTAACGTTTGACCATAAGCTACCGCCTTGATATCCGCCAGCCATGTAGTTACGTGTAATAATCTGTCTATACAAGAAAGGAACTGCTTGTGTAATAGTATAAGTGCGGTCAGTAAAATTTCCAACTCGTGTAGTTGCTCGAATCGTAAATGTGTAGACAACTCCATCGGTATTAATACCAACTGGAGTATAACTTCCTGTAACTTGTCCCGTGCTAGCGTTTAATGAAAAACCACCTGGCAATGATCCAGAAGAAATACTATAGACGATAGCACCTTGGTTAAAAGGATCAAGTGTTACTCGACTTGCTGTAACTGTTGTTGATCCAGTAGGACTATTAACCGTAGTAGTTCCCATACTGCCGGCTGCGGCGCTGGCTGCTGTATCTTGTGGGCCGACTCCTGGACTGAAACCGCCGGTACCTTTTGCTAATTGGTTTCCACCAAAACTTCCAAAAAATGGCATATTATGCTCCTAATTATTAACCGTATGAACTTAGTGCGCCAACGGCTACAAAGGTTCCGCTTACGTTATAGATAAAAAATGATGCAACGTCAATTTTGTTTGCTCTGCCGTTAGGTGTTATACCACCAGCATAGTTAATTGTTACGCCAGCGCCGTTTATTTGTAGTGTAGTTGGTATATAAGCTGTACCACCCTGACTTATAATCAGTGTTAGTGTAATTGTTCTAGCAGTAGTAGTCGGAACTCCAGTGTAGTTAAAGGTAAAGTTACCAGTTACTCCTGTTAAGAAAAATACGCCACCGTTACTAAAAGCAACTGATTGGCTAGTTCCGTAGCTGGCTACTGGAAATAAAGTTTCTGTGATTTCGCTTAGTGTAGTTGTACCAGTAGCAGTTAAGTTTGTAAATGTGCCAGCTGCCGCGGTAGTTGCGCCAATAACCACATTATCTAACGAACCAACAGTAGCTGGAGCAATAGTTACGCTACCAGTACCACTTGGACTAATAGCCACGTTAGCATTAGTAGGACTTAATGTTACTGTTGAACTAGCTGACAAGGTAGTAGCCGAAACAGGGCCGCCACTTGCTGCCAATACAATATAGTTAGTACCGTCTGATACTACTGGAATTACGATTCCAGGACCCATTGTCTGTGTTGTTGCTCCTGATCCTGCCGCGCCAATAAAACTGCCCACGGAACTAAGTGTAATAGTCCCCGATGTTGCATTATAAAAAGTCATTGACACGCCAGCTGTCAACGCAGGTGCAGGTACCCCTACAGTGTACGGAGCAGTTCCTGTGAATTTAAAATATTGACCTTCAAATGTTGAACCAATATTTGTCGCGCCGCTAATAGTTTGAACCAGCGTTGATGTAATGTATCGTGCCATTCTTTTATCTCTCTTTAATTATTAAGTTGTTGATGTTTCAATGCCCCAAACATTGACAGTTACGTTGCTGCCTGCTGAACCTGCTGTACTAGCACTGGTCCATGCAACTACAGCTTTACCTGCATCTGCTACTAGACCTGTGCGCTCAAACACGCCGTTGGGTGCTACTGAAACACCGTATTCAATCCATTCGGCTGCGCCAACAGCGGCTGGGTTTGATGCTATTGCAAGTCTGATAGTCACAGACGATGCTTGCGTATTACAGAAGCTAACATTGAATACTGTGTAGTTTGATGATGGCACTGTGTATACTGTAGCATTTGTGGTGCTAGCTAAACTTGTGC